CATGTCAACTCTGTCTGTAAATTCCATATATCTACCATATGGGAATGTTGAAATCTCGTAAGATTCCATTGAGCCTTTATCAGATGTAGGTGGAACACCTTCTGCTAAAGGAGTGGTGTGAGCTTTTAAAGGAGCCCATCTTCTAAGCTGAAGCTTTTCAGCCTTTCCTTGGATTGGACTTGAGTCCGCCAATCTGTAGTGAACATAGTTTGATTCTTCTAATCTAATAGTATCTAATAACTGCTTGTTATAAAATACTTCTGGTCTAACATCATTACCGTGGTTTGCTATATACTCAATAGCGGAGTTAATATCCGCAGTTGCATTAAGATTCATTTATTTCCCTCCTATAATTTGTTTTTACTTTAAATGTTGTCTAATAAATTAGTTAACTCTTGTACGGTATTTACCTTGTGGTTCGAACTGCCGCCTTTGCCCTGTCCCTTGAGTGTGCCTGAGCTGTTATTAGCTTTATTGGTTTGTTCGATCCATTGTTCCTTCGCCTTTTCAATTTCTGCCTTTACCATGTCGTCATAATTAAATGCTCTATACAAGGTTTCTGTTGGAACCCCTGTATTTAAAATGTCGATTCTATTATCTCTAAGCGTTTCCACAAAACTTCTCAGCTGGTCTTGATCTAAGTTAAAAGTCTTTTGTACCTGATCAATCTTACTGATGATTTGCTGCTGTCTACTTCTTTCAGTTATCTGTCTGTTCTGCTCCTCCAGAGCCTTCATTCTTTTAATAGCTTCCGGGGACATCTTAAGTTCTTTTGCTTCTTGGTTGAGTGCTTCCTGGTCTAATTGTGCCTGGAGTTCCTCAACACTGTCAACACCTTTTTCCTTCAGTACCCTATCTAAAACTTTCTTGTACTGAGAACTCTCTGCTCTTAATCTAGCGAATGCTTCGTTACGTCTTTTCTCATCTTCAGAAAGTTGTGGTGGTGTTGGTTCTGGGTCTTTTTCCTTGTTGTTTGGATCTGTTCCTTGGTTCGGATCTGTTCCTTGATTCGACTCGGTGTTTGGTTTCGGGTCGTCTCCACCATCATTATCTCCTGGTGGTTTTGGATCGGTACCGGAATCCGCTCCAGCTAGTATGTCGTCTAATTGGTTCATTTCGTTTCCTTCCATTCTGCCTCTTTACCTCCTGTATTTTTTGGTGGGATGGCGAGTCCCGAGGTAGTAAATACTCACAAATTATAGGATGCGGGACCTAATATTCCTCAACTCAATTATACTATATGTTATGTTTCCATGTCAAACATTATCTGGATTTTGTGTTTCTTTGTTCGGACCTTCTACTATCATGTTTACAGCTTGCTCTGGTGGAATTCCTTGTTTAACTAATTCAGCGAATTCAAACAGAGTTTTAGTTACATCTTCTGTTTTATTGAATTGTTCGGTTTCTTTAAGTCTTCTCATAATCCTAGTCTTGTTAGGGAAGTCTTGCATCTCCAACCATTCCTGCGGTGTAAGCAGTGGTGGGTTCATCTGGTATTGCATCTGCTGCTCCATTAACATGTTCGCTGATTGAGCTAACCTAGCCTTGGACTTAGGAAGTTCACTTGATATACTAACCCTATACTTAATGTCCATCTGTTCATTTAATGTAGGAAAGTCTATCCTTGCAGTCTTAGGTTCGTCCGTAGTTACATCCACGCTGGTAAAGGTTCTAGGTTCCGAGAACGCAAGCATGTGTCTTAAGATCAGGTCGGTAAGATCTTTAGTGTACTTCTCGAAATTAATTATCTTTGTTGAATCTCTAAGAGTTACCCTAGTCAGCATACTGTCAGTTCCACCAGTAGTCAAGATTGAACCCGTGTCCCTGCCGGTGTAACGATCATCAATACCAGTTATCCTGGCTATATCGTTTGGCAAGGTCTGCATAAGCAGACCTATCTCTGCTGGAAGTTGTGGTAGTTGCATAGTATGGACTACCTTGGATGCGTCTCCTTTAACCTGAAATACTTTCCCCGGGTCGTCTGAATACTTGGAGAATGTCCTTAGGTTTAGACCTGAGTTGGCTACCACAAACTTAGGTGGTCTGCTTGCCTTGTAAGCCTGGGTTGCTATGATTGAATGCATCAAGTTGTAAATGAAAGAATTCATAAATATCTTGGCTGGTTCTGAAACCCCAACCGGATCTCTTGTTGCCTTGTTGCAATAAAGGATTGCAAAAGGATACATAGACGGCATGATGTTTTCTTCAACAGCTATAACGTGTTTGTTATCTATAGTGTGTATTACATGTAGCTGCATAGAGTTAGTCTCCTGGTTGTAAACCTTAACCCAATACACAATAAGGTTGACGTACTTAGTGTTAGACTTGTTTACCCCTGTGCTCTTTCCTTCGTACTGGTCTGTTACTTCTGAAGAAGTTAAGTCGTCGAAGTCCTTGAGCTGGTCGGAGTACTTCGGATTAGCCTTGAGTGTATCTATATGAAACTCATCATTGTAGATACAGAACCTTCCGGACTGCATGGTATCCGCAAATGGATCCATCCTAAATCTCATTGGGTCAATGTTCTTAAGCTCAGGCATACCCCTCACTATTCCGTTAGGGTCCCTGTAAATCTTTTCCTTGTCCCAACCAACTTGGGTTACCCCAATGTTTAAAAGTGCTGCTCTTTCTCCTGCAGACATTTGTACATCTTGGACTTCAAGCTGTTCCCAAAGTGCGTCGAACATTATATTAAAGTCGTTAGCTAATCTAGGTCCGTCGTCTGTTATCGGATAGGCTTCAGCCCACTTGCTGATTGTGTAAACTGAGTTAAGCACATTATCCTTTATATAGTTCACGTGGTTTGTTTCTGGTTTTAACTGATACTTGGGTAGGTTTACTCCGAGAGTTTCCCACATCTTTGTTCGGTCTGCACCGTCAAGGTACTTCATTCTCTCGACAGCTGGTGCATATTCTGTCTTAGTTAAATCCCAGTAACCTTTTAGTGTAGATAGTTTAATGCCTTCAGGCAGTTTAAGATTTTTCATTGTTTCCTCCTCCCATTACATTTGAAATATTGTCCAGTGTTTTGCTTAGGTCTTCGTAAAAACGTTCCTCTTTCTGGTCAGGTTCTTCGTAAGGGTCCCCTGTCTCCTCAGGAAAAATTTGTTCGTGTTGAATCTTAATTGTAATTGGTTTTCTTGTAGCTATTGCCGCAATTAAAATTCCGGCAATAAGTGCAACTAATAGTTCCATAGATACCTCCTGTTGTTTTTAAAATGATGGTGCACTAAAGTCTTCGTAAAATTCTTCTATCGAGTCTAGTTCCCATGGTGCCATGTGCTGGTTCCTTGCTTCCTTAACTTCTTGACCACTTTCATAGATCATTCCCGTCGCTATCTTCCCTGGTCTTGATGGCAGTTTCATAGTGATCCATTCCAGTGCATTGATACAGTGGTTGTTCTTGTCTTCCGGTTTGTCCTGGCTTTTCCTGGTCTTGGTCAAAGACTTCTCAGGGAACTTGTAGTTCTTAAGCTCCTGGATTAAATGCGGACAAGTTGTAAATATCTCAATAGAGTTAGTCTCTATGTAGGTGTTTAACCTGTACACCCTAGCATCAATGTTCACGTGCCCCGGCTCAAAGTAGATGTTGTAATCTAAGTAATGGTCAATCAGTGTTGTCTTGTTGTAGTCCCGTTTGGTTCCGGACTTAGGGTCAATAATAGGTGAGCAGTACATTCCACCTTCCGGAACTTCCATTGTGTTCTTGTGGTACAGCTTAGCCAACTGCTCAATGTTTCTGTTGTTGGTGACAACTTCCTTGTAGATAACCAGCTTGCTTCTTTCCTGGTCAATCGCTCCGAATATAAAGGTAGCGTTGTCTGAAAGTCCGTAGTCGTGTGCCACAATCCTTTTCCAGTTTTTAGGAATCTTGTAAGGCTCAACCACCCTGTCAATAGCCAATGGGTAAACCAATCCTTCGGCGTAACTAAAGGAGCCCTTGATATATCTGTCAACCCACCAGCTCGGTTTGTTTTTACAAAGCTCTTGAATGTAGCCTTCCGGCAGGTGCCCGTTAACTCCCGTACTCGCAACGTGTGTTGAAGTGTTTGGGTCAATGTGGTCTGGGTCCTGGGGGTACTGGTCGAACACTTCCCCGTACTTTGAAATCGTATCTGAGGCTAACAGAACATCTGTCCGTATCCAACCTGAGTCCGGATTGGATTCTATAATCCCCCGCCTCCAGTCTGCTTCGTATACAGGCAGGTCATTTTCCTTTGTCGCTGGTTCCCCGGTTTCTGTTGTTGCTTGCTTAGAAGCTGCCGTGTTTCTTAGTCTGGTCTTAAGCTGGTGGAAGGTGTCCCCGTCTGCTTCAGATGCCTCAATGACTGCAAAC